GAAGACCCCGGGCAGCATCGATGGTAAAGGTGTACCTGACCTGTGCCGCGACTCTCAGGATATGGTTAACGCGACCGCTCGGGCACTGGCGAACAACATGGGCATCAGTTCTGGCCCACAGGTTGGTATTAACGTCAGCAGGCTCCCGGCGGGGGAAGACATTACTGAGATGTTCCCATGGAAAATTTGGCAGTTTGAGTCCCCTGAGTTCCCTGACCCAGCAGCCCCCATGCAGTTCTTCCAGCCGCAGAGCAACGCACAGGAACTCATGCAGGTGTTCGAGAAGTTCGCCAGCCGCGCCGATGAAGACACCATGCTTCCACGGTACATGACCGGGGAAGCCACTCCGGGCGTAGGGCGTACATCCTCCGGGCTGTCGATGCTCATCAGTAACGCCGGTAAAGGCATCAAGCAGGTTATTACCAACATCGACCGTGACATCATCGTGCCGGCCATCGAGCGGCAGTACTACGACAACCTGCGTTACCACGGCGACGACCCGGATATCGTGGGCGACTTGCACATCGTGGCGAAAGGCGCAGTCAGTCTGGTGCTTAAGGAAGCTGAAGCGATCCGGCGCAACGAGTTCTTACAGTTGGTGCTCAACAGCCCGACGGCGCAGCAGATTGTTGGCATGAGCGGTACAGCCGAGCTGCTCAGAGGGTCTGCACGCAACCTGAGCGGCAACGTCGATAAGATTGTCCCTGATGGGAAGCAGATCAGCACGATGGAGCAGCAGGCGCAGATTATCCAGCAGCTTCAGCAACAGCTGCAGATGATAATGACGCAGATGGGCGCAGCACCGGGTGCAGCACCCGGGCAAGGCACGCCGCCGGCGCCGAGTAGCCGCAACATACTGCCTGATGGGTCAGCGGTAGGTGGTCGGGAAAGCAATTTAGTGTCGCCACGGCCTAATGGCAGGTAACTCTGACAAAAGGCTTGACATGTACGCTGTGAGCGTGGGTACAATAAACAATGAGTATTTTTATAGGGCATAAACCCAACCGGCAGCATATACAAGCGTTACGGCGCTGTAAGCAGCCAGAAAACGATAGCCTGCTGGACTTATTTCGCACGGTGCTTGAGGACACAAAAACCTCGTTAATCGCCGCGGAAGACCCAGTACGTATACATCGTCTTCAGGGTAGGGCGGAAGTCCTGAGTGAGTTTCTCGATTCGGTGTCAAAGTCGGACGAGATTATGGAGCGGGTCGATAAACGACCTGCGTAACATCCGCAGCAAACCATTATGTACAAGGCACACCGTGATAGGAGCCCAAGCAGAGTTGGAGCTAAGAGGAGAATGAAATGGCATTGCCAAAGCAAGTCGAAGCGCAGTTGAAGGAAGTCGAGGAGATTGAGAAGCAGCTGAGAGGGGAGACCCCGGAGCCTAAGCCCGAGGAGTCAACGGAAGCCCAACCAGCACAGCCTACATCTGAGCAGCCCAAACCAGCGGAGCCTAAGCCAGAAGTAAAGCCAGAAGCGCCAGTTACAGAAACGCCAGAAGAGACATGGCAGCAGAAGTACCGCACCTTAAAGGGTATGTATGATGCTGAAGTACCTCGACTGCACGCACAGGTAAAGGATTTGACCAAGCGGCTGGATGCGATCCAGAACGCCAAACCAGAGACAAAACCTGAGCCTAAGCAACAACTGAAACTGGTGACGGACGCGGAGGTAAGAGAGTTCGGAGCTGACCTTATTGAAGTCCAGCGAAAAGTAGCCCAAGAAGTAGCGCAGGAATTTAAAGACGACATCGAAAGTCTGAAATCCGAAAACCAAAAGTTGCGAGAGCAGCTTGATAGTACCGGTGCTCAGGTTAGCGAAAGTAGTTTTGACCAGCGGCTACATCGATTGGTGCCAAACTTTGATGATGTCAATCGTGATCCCCGGTGGATCAGTTGGCTGAATGAAGTTGACCCAATTTTACGCGGCCCCCGCATGGCGGTGGCACAGCAGGCGTACAACACTGGAGATGCGGAAGCTGTTGCGCATTACGTTAGCCTTTTTATGGCGAGCGTTGCGAAAACAGAGACCCCCGCACCAAAAGATAAGCGGCAGCAAGAACAGGAACTCCAAGTCCAGCCGACAAAGAATAACTCGCAAGGCAACACTCAAGCCGCAGCTAAGGTATACACCAATGCGCAGATTGAGGGGATGTTTAAACGTGTAACTGAGTTACACACGCGCGGGGATTCGGCGGCGGCAACAAAACTTGAAGCTGAAATCGACGCTGCATTCAGAGATGGACGTGTAACAGCATGATCTACTCTGGGGCAGCGGAAATAACCAATCTCTATTAGGAGCATTATTATGACTTATCCTGTCCAAGCCCCATTTAACACCAACCCGGCGTACACCGGTTCGTTCATCCCTACGCTGTGGTCTGGCAAACTGCTTGCCAAGTTCTACCAGAACACCATGATGTCTGAGATTTTCAACACAGACTATGAAGGCGAGCTGAAGAACCAAGGCGATACCGTGCGTATCCGTCTGGCTCCGTCTATCAGCATTTCCGACTACGTAGCCGGTATGAACCTGAACTACGAAGTTCCGACGCCGATTTTCCAAGACATGCAGGTTAACAAAGGCAAGTACTTCGGCGTGCAAGTAAACGACGTTCTGGCGTACCAAGCTGACATGAACCTGATGAACATGTTCACTGAAGACGCAGCCAAACAGCTGAAGATTCAAATTGAGAACGAGGTGTTCTTCAACAGCTTCGTAACCGAAGGCCCAGCGGCTGCTAACGAAGGCGGCGCTGCTGGTGCTATCTCCGCGGCGTACAATCTGGGTACTGACATTGCTCCGGTTGACCAAGCTACTCCTGAGAACGTCCTTAAGGCGATTCTGCGTATGTCGACCGTACTGGACGAGCAGAACGTGCCAGAAGATGGTCGTTGGCTGTTGCTAACACCGTTCGATCGTCACCTGTTGATGCAATCAAGTCTGGCGCAGGCTTACTTCACTGGCGACAACTCCAGTGTGGTTCGTAGCGGCAAGATTGGCTCAATCGACCGTTTCGACGTGTACGTGTCTAACCTGCTGCCACGTGGCGCTGCTGGTAAGGCGCTGGTTGCTGGCCTAACCGACCCTGCTACTGGTGGTACGGTATCAAACGCCAAAGCGCGTCGCGTAATGGTAGCTGGCACCAAAGCCGCTGGTTCATTCGCAATGACTGTCAACAAGACAGAGCCGCTGCGCAACCAGACAGACTTCGGTGACATCGTTCGTGGTCTGGCCGTGTACGGCCGCAAAGTGGTTAAGCCTGAAGCACTGGTTGTTGCGCAGGTCGGCACAGCTTAAGGTTATGCTCTCGGGGCCACGCTTGTGGCCCCACACCATTTAAAAATTTGTATCTAGGAGAATGACCATGCAATACGCACGAACTTTGAACGGCAACGCGACTATCGCTGCTGCCGGCAGTACACAAGCTACCGCTACCGCGGTGACCGCCGGTTTGACCATCGTCTCTGCCGCTACTGGCACTTCAGCTGACGGCGTTCGCCTGCCAGCTAACTGGGGTATCGGTGAGACCATCACTATTGTTAACATTACCGCAGTAGCGCTAGACGTTTGGCCACCTACCGGTGGCGCCATTAACGGCGGCTCTGCCGACGCAGCGAAAGCGTTGGCTGCTAACATGGCCGGTGAGTATGTTAGCCTTGGTAGTGGAAACTGGGGCGCGGTTCTTAGCGCATAATTGATCGGGGGCGAAAGCCCCCTTTCATTTTGAGGTGATATATGACTGTTGATGATCTGGTAAAGGCCACAAGCGGATACTACCTGTCTAATAAAGCGCGTAGCGGCACTGGTGTAGTTATTGGTAGATTGTTAAACGACACCTACGAGCTGACCCCAGAAGGTCACGCAATGGTTGCGACGTTTGGGCTTATAAATGACATACCGGCACTCGTAGAAGAGAAGCCTGTAACAAGAACTCGCAAAAGAGAAAAATCGCTGATAGAATGAAGTCTCTTAGTGTCTGGCGGGTAAAACGCTATGAAACCGTTGAGCGACTTTCTTCCAAGACTGCTGGTATACACTCCCGCCTGTTCTGAGCCATTGGCCGAGCAGGCGTTACTCGACTCTGCTATAGACTTCTGCGAACGCTCTTCTGTAATCCGATACACTACTGACCCCATTGCTGTTGTAGAAGGCACTACAGAATATGAGATTTGGGCGCCGTCTACCGACCAGACTGTAGCGCGCGTGTTGAAAGTGTTTTTGAACGGGGAGCCGATTGAAGCGATTATGGCTGAAGTCAGGACTCCGGTTCCAGAAGACCCGGCGCGCCCTTCAGGGTACTCAGTGGTCGAAGATGACCTTGGGTTAACGCTGCGGCTTAACGTGATCCCTGATGACGCGTACACACTCAGTGTAGAGCTGGCGTTACGCCCCACCAAGACCGCCATAAAATTGGATTCTCGCCTGTACACTCGGTGGATGGACGCGGTAGTCGCTGGCGCGCTGTCAAGATTGTACGCAGTACCCGGGCAACCATTTAGTGACGGCGGTGCGGCTGTATACCAAGCATCCAGAGCGGCGCGGATGACGAATAGCGCAAGAATTGAAGGCTCTTACGGGCGTGTACGTGGGTCAATGGCGGTACGATCCCGCCCTTTTATGTGAGGTGAGAGAATGGCTATTGCGGCGCAATCCGTTATTCGTCGTGTAATCGACACATTGCAGGATAATACGTCGGTTCGCTGGCCGGTAAACGAGCTCGTCCGCTACTTAAACGACGGGCAACGCGAAGTCATTCTTAATCGCCCCGACGCGATGGTAACCAACGCAACGCTGACGTGTGTTGCAGGCAGCAAACAAGCGCTACCATCTAATGGTGCTAAACTTATCGAGGTTGTCCGTAACGCAGCCGCGGGGTCGACCAAGCGCGCGGTTCGTATGGTAAACCGAGAGATTTTGGATGCGCAGACGCCTAACTGGCACAACCTGACCGGTACGCTTGAAACGCTGCATTTTATGTATGACCCACGCGATCCACGGGTTTTTTATGTGTACCCACCTGCGCTGACTACCACGCAGCTTGATATTGTCTATTCGGCGTACCCCACGGATATCACTGAGCCAGCCGATGGCGCTGTGTACACCGCGGTTACTGGTAACATCAGTCTGCCTGATATCTTTGGCAACGTGCTGCAGGACTACATCCTGTATCGCGCGTATTCCAAAGACAGCGAATACGCTGGTAACTCGCAACGCGCGCAGAACCACTACGCGGCATTTGCGAGCGCGTTGGGTATAGAGGTTCAGGCAACTGTTGGGGTTGCCCCAAACCCAGTATCAAATCCAAACCAAGCCCAGCGCGCAGCTGGGTAATCATAACTGGGGGTTGGCGTGGACACATACGTTCTTAGCACAAGACTGTTAGAGCCTGATGGAACCCCCGTTGTTGGGGCGACCGTCACCGCCAGACTAAGTGTCACTGACTATACTGTGACAGGGGTTGTACTGCCCGTACGGGTAGTGGCTATTTCCGACGCGCTTGGAGACGTTGAACTAACACTGGCGTCTAACCTTGATGGCACGCAGAACAGTTTGTACGAGATCACGATAAGCGCGCAGGGGGCGGTTAGAACCAGCGTAGTTATCCAAATGCCACAGGCAAATACGAGCTTAGAGCAGCTAGTTGATGTGCTGCCTATAACTACGTCGTATACCACTGCTGCAGCGATCTCTGCGGCAATCGCGCAAGACGCAGCGGAAGACCCGAATGTTGTGGCGGTCGCCGGTGCGCTCGGGACTATTACTACTGTAGCTACCAATATCGCCAATGTGAATACTGTCGCTGGCGTCAGCGCGAATGTCACGACGGTTGCTGGCATTAGCGCGAATGTCACCACGGTCGCAGGCGCCGCCGCCAATATCAGCACAGTGGCGACCAACGTCGCCAACGTAAACACCGTTGCCGGTATCAGTGACAATGTAACGTCGGTTGCGACAAATTCTGCGAACATAAACACCGTCGCCGCCGCTAACACGAACATTACTACAGTGGCGGCTAATATCGCCAACGTAAACACAGTGGCTGGTGCTAACGCAGCAGTAACCACAGTTGCGACCAATATCGCCAACGTAAACACCGTTGTTACGAACGTGGCTTCGGTGAACACAGTTGCTGGCAACGTCGCCAACGTAAACACCGTGGCTGGTATCAGTGCCAATGTAACGTCGGTCGCGTCGAATTCCACCAATATCGATACCGTCGCCACAAACATGGCTTCAGTTAACACTGTCGCTACAAACGTCGCGGCGACTACCACTGTCGCCACTAATATCGCCGACGTGAACACAGTAGCTACCAACATCGCCGATGTTGGGCTCG